TCGCTGCTTCCATCTCCTAACCCGGAGACAACATCAGCAGGAATAATAAATTCATCGTTCGACAGGAGAACCTTCTGCCCCCCTCGTGCCATACGAGCGGTAGCCATGTCGTCCATGCCGTTGCCCGGACCCTTTATCATGCCCTCAGGAGGGGTGTATTCCTCTTCTTCTGGAACTTCCTCTTCTTCCCCGGACATCCGCTTGTAGAGATCCTGTAGGGCGTCCTTGCCGTAGTAAGCAATATAGGTATTCAATGCGCCTTCAGGGTCTGCGCCCTCTCCTCGAATCGCATCCATCGCATCGCGGATAATCTTCTGCGCCTTCTCTTCTTCAGGCTCCAGCTTGCCACCTTGCGCGGAACGGATTGCATCCTCTTCTTCGTCGGGAGGATTTAATGACGGAGTCCCCATGCCTAGAGTTGAAACAATCCCTTGAGGCTGAGGGCCTTGCTGTACAGGCTGTTGCTGTTGAGGCTGTCCGTAAATAGGAACAACAGAAGGACCAGAGATAGCAAATCGCTGACGAGCATAGTCTGGTGCGAAGAGATTCTGTTTGTAGTTGGCTACATCGCTCATAATTTGCTGCCCTTTGTTTTTAGGATCAGGCATTAAAGCACCGACTCCTTGACTAGCAGCACTACTAACGAGAGCAGGGACAGCTACAGAACCAAGAAACTTGCTAAGGCCGGAAGCAGTAGCAGCTTTACCCGCACCAGCAGCAGCAGCTTTAGTGGCAAGGGCAGCAGAACCTTTTATCCCAAGAGAGCTTCCAACTTTTGCAGCAAGTCCAGCCAGCTTTGCACTAAGCCCTGATCCAGCGCCGCCAGTGCCTACAGCAATACCAACCGCAGCAGCGCCCAGCCCTATCGCGCCCAACAACTTCTTTAGCGAGAACGCCTCGTACATCCCCGTCTCCGGGTTAAGGGTGATCTTTACATCCGGGTCCAACTGTCGAAGGATCGCTTCGATCCCAGCTAATTCGCTAGGGTGAATATGCAAAAGGGTGGAATCTCCACCCCTGCCTTCCGAAGCAACCTGCTTTGCAAGAGACGCAATACCTTTGCTCATGTCGTTACTGTCACCGTACCCAGTTTAATCTTTATCTTGTTTGTTGGTGCGAACACTTGTCCTTGCACGACAATCCTTAATACGCCATCTCCATCTGCCCACACCATGCCATCCCTAAGCCCATATCCACTTCGTGGGCATTGCAGGAGCATGATGGATGCTCCAACCATTTCTCCAGGAACCCGTTGATTGTATATGTGGATTCCAAGGTTCTTAACAAGAGAGTCGAAGTATGTCTGATCGTATTCTGATGGAGGCTTGGGGAGCGTCTGTATTGGAGTGTTGCGGTTCATTTCATGCCGTCCGGTTGAATCTGAAGACGGTTAGACCCAAGTCTCCACTTGTACACAGGATCTCCACCTGTGAAAGACTCTGCCTTCAATACAATCTGTCGCGCCCGAATACGCAAATTCTTCTGCGTAGAAGTTGGGATCTCTCCCTGCACAAGCACAGTGTTTGTCTGATACCCTGATTGGCTCATCGGATAATTGACACCGTACACCTGCACATTCACCTTCTTCGTAATTCCAGCAGCACTCACCCTTGGATCGGTAACAAACTGGACGTCAGGGATAATCCTGCTGATGAAGGAGAACTGCTCCCCATCTTCGATGTCGATAGGGCCAGAGGTAACGTGAGCAACAATGTTAGATCCATCAGCAGTATATCCGTACTCGTGCTGGTAGAGGCTAGTCGTAGTATTCTTCTCTGTTAAATCTCCATTCGGCATAGCGCCAATAGGAAATCCATCCGTAGCCAGATCCAACCATGCAGTACGATCCATCGTTCCTATCGTCCACAGGTTCTCAACGTAGTTATAGCAAACGTATCGACTATTCTCTCCAGTTCCATCTGTAACACTGGGATACCACCAGTAGATCTCATTGAACTGAGCGTTTACTCCAGCAGCTACCTTCTGCTTCTGCGACCATTCCAAGTCTGAGAACACATAGCTCAACACAGGACACTGCATCTTAACAACACTTCCGCTGTACATATAGAAGTTGTTGTTGTCCATCCAGTACACTGTGCCTCTGGCGTCTACGCCAGCCTTAGGCCCGATAATCGAGACAGACTCGCCAATCCGGGTGAAGCTAAAGGTGTAGGGCGGTCCCGTATATGCCATCGCAAACAGCGCCTTGTCCGTAAAGACAAGGATCTGCTGTTGGGTAGGAATAGCAGAAACGATCTCAGAACCGTTGGAGATGGTGAAACCTCCAGCAGTGTTGTCCGTCCTGGGTTCCCAGTCCAGATAATCTTCCTGGGAAGACCAACGAACCAGCAAAAGGTTCTGGCTTGAAGACCCTATCTCGTTGCATCCGAAGGCAATCAAATGCCTGTCAACGTCAGAGACAAGTACCTGAGACGCTACCGTAGGCGCATCGTTAGCGCCAGCAATAGAGGATAAAGACACCGCTCTCGTATTAAGAGGGTCAACCCCGCTAGCAGTCCAGTAGTAGATGTCTCCATACCTGGGGTTGATAACCAAGTCCTGACCGTAGTTAGAGTTCGACCAAAACCTAAGATTATCCGTAGGACTGATTGGCGCAAATGCGCTACCCCAAGGGCCACGACCCCAAGGGCCTGATCCCCATCCAGTTGCATAGACTTGAGTGTTCAAGCCAACATTGATCTGGAAAGCAGCACTGACGCTAGCACCACCTCCAGAAGTAGAGGGAGTAATCGTAGCGCCAGCAGGGAAAACAACGTAGAAATTGGTGGCGTCAATAATCTCAGTTATCTGTACTTCTACATTCAACTGATCTGCTGTAAAGCCGTCAAATCCAGTAGCGCCAGAGAAGGTTACCCAATCGAATTCGATTGCATCGTGACCCGTAGGAGTTGTCACCTTCATCTTCCCGGTGCCTACTTCCTGCGTCTGGAAAGGATTGCTCCCTAAAGCAATCGTTGCCCTAATCGGGGTGATGTCGTTAATGTATTGACCAGCTTCGATGTAATACTTCTGGTTTGTTCCTAAACCAATAAACCTCTCTAGCGAGAGAGAGGTCCATTGAATCATCGACCTGCAAGTACCGTAGATGGTTTCAGCATCTGCATATGCCTGCCATCCACCAATCACCTCCGGGAAACCCAGCCTAAACCTAATCTTGTCTGAGTCGTACCAAGACCCTTCAGAAGAGTATTCGGTAACGTCCTTGACGATCCCAGGTTTAGGTTGGATTTTTACCAGAGGCATACATTAGGCAACTACAGGTTCAAGCTCTTCTTTCTTTCGGCTTTGCTTCAGTTCCTCAGAGAAGAACTTCAGCGCCACATTCAACTGATCGGCGCTAAACTGAACTTGCGTCAGCTTTGCCTGAAGGTCAGAAATCTGAGACACCAAGTACTTCTGACGATCATTTAGCTCACTCATGAATACTCGTTCGTTGTCAATGTAGATGAATTGATCTGGATTCATACTCTACATTCTACTACTACAGCTTGGCTACTGCCTTCATCTGCTGATACGCTACTTCCACGGCGCGACCAATAATTTCCTTCGGCACCTGAGGAAGACGCCGTTGCGCCTGCTGGATAGCAATGTCCTTTATCACTTCTCCCTTGCTCTTGGATCCGTCCAACATCGCTTGCACTCCCCACTGCTTTGCAAGAACGATGATCTCATCGTCAAACTTGTTTGGGGTATACACCGCAGCAATTTCGACAATCGGATAGACGACAGACACATAATCCAAGAACTTGGTAGCAGCACTACGAGAGAACAGCTTCTTCGCAAAAGACTTGAAGGACATAAGACTCCTAAGAAAGATTCTTTAGCTTGTAAAGGGTAGAAGCAAGAAGAGACAGAATGCTGTCTACGGTATTCTGCAAGTGGCTTTCGCTACCGATTTGGCTACGATTGTTCGTGACGTAACGATACAGTTCCTCTACGAAATCAACAGCGTTCTTCGGAGGAGTAAACTTCTCAGCCGGGAAGGAGTCAATCACTCCATGCACTCCCATGCACTCTTCCGCTAGAGAATCCGTCAATTCTCCAAGCTCTTCGTAAAGGTTTCCCAATGCCTTGTGCGCTGCAAAGCTCCCAGGGCCTTTAGCCTGGAGATGCAACATATGCGCTGCCGTCACGCCGTGCAGCAGCTTAGAGATCAAATCAGATTGAGGCTTTGCCATAGCTTATTCCCAAGGTGGAGGTAAAGGAATCGTCGGAGGATTCTTTTGATCTGCAATGTTTTGCGCCAGACTTGCATCGTACTGATCGACAACAGGCTGGGTTAAAGAAGCAACTACCCATCCCTGTACCTGCGCTTTCGTCAGGTCTGCGAATGCAGTGTAATCGCTAGGGTTCGGGGGGCCAAGGGAAACCTGACCATATACGCTACTAGCGTAGTAGTTTCCATCGACAGCATAGCGCCGCCAATCAACAGTGATAACCACATCCGTCAAAGAGCCTTCTACGGGCTTGACGGTGAGGGGGTTGAAGATCCAATCGTAAGTAATTGCCATGTTTAGTTCCTTGCTTTCAAAATGTCGATCTCTGCTTTGAGTTCCTGGATAGCTTTGACCAGAATGGGGATCAGTTTGGCGTCAGATAGCCCGTAGAATTCTTCCTTGGTTCCGTCTTTTAGCTCAACTTCATTGCTCTTCACAACGGATTCAAGGTACGGCTCGTCGGCTAGCGCCGCCTGGACATCCTGGGCGATAAAGCCAACCTGAGTACCACTGTCAAAATTGTGAATCTCATGCTGCTTCCAGGTAAACGATACGGGATTGAGCTTCCCGACCACACCCAGTCCAGACTTGATTGGGGAAATGTTCTCTTTGTATCGCCCGTCAGAGGTAGCGATTGTGGCGTTGGTAGCGAAGATCTGGCTGTTGACTTGAAGCAGGTACGATCCATTTGAAGTGGTGTATCCGATTAGGACATTGCCACTAGAGTCCATACGCATCCTCTCGATAGCGCCAATCGCAAACACTAATCTTGTTGCATTATTCAGAATCGTCTCAGAAGTACTACTAGCAAATAAATAATTCGCGGAACCTGGAGTTGTCCCAAAATTATAGATCGCACTATATCCAGAACCACCTGTATAAGGACCCAGGATCAATCCCTGCGTACCATCACTGAACGCACTCAATCCTCTTACATCAAGTAATCTACCAGGACTCGCCGTTCCAATACCGACGTTGCCGCCGTAACCTTGCAAAGTTAAATTTGACGGCACCGCGCCACCGTTAAAATTCACACCCTGAATATACGGCGACCCATCTACGCTCGTAGCGCCGACTGCTAACTGATATCCGCTGGAAGCATTGGCACGAACCGTGAAGCCAGCGTTTGAATTTGAGGTGGCAAGCGTACTGGCAGATTGATTCAACGACCCAACTACAGCCAGCTTTGCGTTAGTTGATTCTGTCGCAGGACTCGCCGTTCCAATACCGACGTTGCCGCCGTCCTGAACGAGTAATATCTTTTCAATGGTGTAGTTTGCAGAATTTCGCACCACTTCAATCGGCGTTGCAGCGGCATTATATGCATCGTTCACCGTCTGAAGCATCCACGAACGGTTGACAGTATGCACTTGCATTCGCCAATGCTTTTCGTTAGTCGCATTGTCTGGATTCGTTTGACCGATCGCAGAATAGCCACCAGAAACAGATAAAACTTCCTTCGGATCGGTAGTATTAATCGCTACCCTGCCGCCAGATGGCGCAAGTGCTATATTCCTCCAAGCCACTCCTTGGGAAAGCGCATTAATCGACAGATACGGCGTAGCGGCACTTGCGTGGAACGTAATGAATCCACCCTGACCGCCTGCAACATTGGAGTTGCCCACATGGCAATTGGTGTCAGTTGTCGATCCGCCCGAATAAAACCGCACGCTCGTCGATTGCACGTCCAGTTTGTTCGCTGGGCTATCGGTGCTTGCTTTGTTTATCAGCACACTCCCGCCGTTCAGCAGCCGCATAATTTCCGAAGCGCCGTTGTTTCCCGCCTGGAAGATAATATCCGCGCCAGTCGTGCCAACGCCAGAGGTGGACCGCAGGGTAAGAGTAGAGGTGGTTCCTGTGCCGCCGATAACAAGCGGTACAGTTGCGCTCGTCGTAATCGTAGGAGTCGCAATCGTAGGCGATGTGCCAAACACAAGCGCCCCGCTACCCGTCTCGTCCGTTACCGCAGAAGCCAGATTCGCGCTAGAAGGGGTAGCAAGGAACGTAGCAACATTAGACCCAAGGCCAGAGACACCCGTGCTAATCGGCAAACCCGTACAGTTCGTCAGTGTGCCAGAGGTCGGAGTGCCAAGAACCGGAGTCACCAGTACAGGAGTATTGGCGAATACCAATGCACCGCTACCCGTCTCATCCGTTACGGCGCTTGCAAGATTGGCGCTCGAAGGTGTAGCTAGAAACGTAGCGACATTAGTGCCAAGCCCAGACACACCGGAAGAGATCGGAAGACCTGTGCAATTAGTAAGAGTCCCTGAAGTTGGCGTACCCAGTAGCGGGGTAACCAACGTGGGGGAGGTAGCAAGAACGACAGAACCCGTACCCGTTACAGCACTAACCTGCGTACCGTTGATCCGCAAGACGTTTCCAGCACCCGCAGTATCAAGCGTCTTGTTCGTAAACGTATCGGTCGTAGCCTTGCCTACAAGCGTGTCTGTTGCGGCGGGAAGAGTAAGGGTACCTGAGGCCGTAGCATTCGCCTGCAACGTCGTGTTGCCGCTG